GCACCAGGTTCGGGGCCGCAGGAGCAGCAGGCGCCGACCCGCCACTGAACTCCTCAAAGTTGAGCGTCGGAAGGTCGATGGTTTCAATGTTGGCCATGCCGCCTCCCACCATGCTAGGGTTTACGAGGAGGTCTGTCTCCATTTACTTCTCCTACGGGTCTGTTTCGTAAGCTTGGAACGCAGTGAGGTAGTGCTTCGGGTCGAACGACATGATCCCCGTCGGCACGTAGAACGGGTCCGTCCACGAGTCCACGATACAGACAGGTAGTTTTTCGTAGAAGGAACTCAAGCTGTTGCGGAGCACGACAGGGATAGCGCCAAAGTAGAGCGCCTCGTAGATGCGGTGGGTGTCGACACCTACTCCTTCGGGGCATAGCGCGAATCTAGATCGGCGAAGGTCGGTGTAGTACTCAATCTGTGTGCGCCCATGGGGATCCTTGCGAACAACTCTGGGATCGCCCTCAAACGCATCGAGACACTCCTTCCGTTTGCCGTAGTTAGTCATTGAGAAATTCGCGTAGATCTCGATTGTCTTGGGCTGCGGCGGGATTGAGTGAATGTGCTGCAACCCACTGTCTGGAAAACCAAGCGGAATCGTCGTCAGCTGGGGGTGCGTCACGGTCGTATTGACTGCGTAAATGTGGATGGCGCGTGGCAGGGTTCGGGCGAGTCGGTCGTTGTCGAACGGCACGTCTGAATTGTGAATAACAATGAAGAACCGCTTCGGGGTAATGAAACGAATCGACAGGAATGAGTCCAAGTGATACCCGCTCACAAACACCCAGTCACCCGTTCTCGACCCTATGTGCGAGAAGGGACGTTTGGGGTAGCGTGGCTCGTAGTTCCACGTACACAGGTCAGAGAACCCACGACCCGATATCATTTAACTTGAACACAAGTATCGGCATAGAACAATGAAGACGCGTCGCGTATTCAAGAAGAAGCGGTTGATGTCACGGGCCTACTGCAAGAAGACACCGTGCCGCCGGATGGGCTTCACGCAAAAGGCCAGCTGCCGTCCGTATAAGAACTGCTACACCCGCAAGAAGTAGCTTACTTAGCGTCCGAGGACTGGCTTAAGGACGTGTGCTCTAAGCACCACAATCCCTGAAGAAATGAATCCGCCAAGTCATCCTTCTTTGGGTGCTTGGCAAAATGTTCCTGCCACACTTGAGGAACGAGTGCGCGAGCATGCGTTATGCCAGTCGTTTTGCGTCCTTTATAGCTTGCAGTTGAATCTTCCACTGTCACGATGTTCGATAGCTTGTGAGTCGCTGAAACCCCCTGGACTCGAAACCCTCGGCAGCAAAAGTACATCTGGAGCATCGCCTGGACTCCAAACATCCTCCTGTCCATTTGATTCTCCACGCAGATCAGGTCGGCCCCCTTCCAAGACGCTGATCGCTGGTCGAGACTACGAATGAGCGCGCCGGCCAAATCCAGCACCGACCCCTGAATGGCGGACGACACGCACTTCTTCCACGTGTTCTGCTTGCGATGGTTATACAGCAGATTGACCAAGTCCGCCTTCTTGGTGGCCTCGGTCGTCATGCCCTCGCCGCGTATCTGCTCGCCCAGCTGAGCAGGAGTCAACTTGGTCAGCTCCTTCTTGGTGACCTTGGCCTTCTTCTTGGGAGTGTGGCGAGCGCACGCAAAGGTTCCGTTCGACGCATGCTCATAGCGAGCGGCCGTCTGACACTGATGACATCTTGGGGCACCGACACCCGCCTGTTCCCCAAGTACGTCAATGATATTCCAGTCGGTAATCTTGACATCGGTGCGATTGATTCCTTCGAGCACACAGTATGCAAGGTTCCTCAATCCTGGATCCAAACTAACTACCTTCATTGATAATTAAGGCGATGTTTGTATAAATGCCGTGTGACTGCACCAAGTACAAGGACCCTGCTCCTATTCGGCTGTCTTGGATCCGTCGCCCCACCACGTCGTCTTCGACTCCTCAGAACCCGCTGCCGCCTCCGCCGCCACCCATAAAACCTGTGCCGAAGGTATAATGGGCTTCAAACTCTTTGGAACTCCGCTGTACCTGAATGAGAAGTGTATCCTCTTTTCGGCGTTCGTCCTGTTCATCTTCTGGATGCCCCATCCCAAGGCATGGGAACATGACCTGGTCCTTGCGTTTGTCATCGCAATGACGGCCTACGTCCTCATGGCGTGGTATGATTACATCTACGACTGCAACGACAAGCTGGGACCCACGCTTCTCGGCGCACTCATTGGATGGGCAAAGCCTGATAACGGATTACCCGAACTGCCCATCAAGTACAAAAAGGTAGTTGGAGTGTTTGATTTCTTCGTTCTCATTGGTCTGCTAAGTCTTCTGGTTATTCCTTACCTACGCCGTCGCCTTTAGTAGCGAGATGAGCGTGGGCTTGGGGTCCGTCTTGCTGAACGGAAGACCGCGCTTGCTCAGCATGTCCTGAAGCTCCTTCTTGGTCTTGCCCTGGAGAGCATCCACATCGATCGCGGCAGGCGGGCCGTCCACGACCTCCGTCGCAGTCTCCTCCACGGAGACGCGATCGTCCTCGTCCTCCTCGGCAGGCTCAGGGGCGGTGGCGGGGACAAACTTGACCTCGGGCTCGGGCTCGGGAGGGGCCGACTGGTCGATGGCGCGGGTGATATCCCCGATGGCCATGAGGACAGAGTTCATGTTCTGAAAGAGACGCGTCTGCTGCCAGTAGAGCCAGCCGACCATGCCCGCAAGGACAAAGACCATGGACGCAAGAAGAGCGACAGCGGCGTGAAGGAGCTCCATTTGATGTGAGCGCAAGACGCGATTCCACGCAGGAGAAACGAAGAATCTTGCTACTCCATAAATGAAGACTCTCTACTGGATCGCAGGTCTCTTGGTTGCGTTGCTGGCGTTGCGGATGTATTTCAACGGAGTCGACCGTTTCACGCTTCAAGGGGAGTACTGGGATGTCCCAGGAGGTACGCCTCATGTGCGTGAAGAGATTTTGCATAAGACGGGTGCCGACAATTACGACTTTGTCTACCACGATCCGCCGAATACGTTGAATTAACGGCGACGGGTTGAGCGGGTGCCACGGCGACGACGGGACCCGAGGGCCCTTGTGGACCGTGTCCGACGGCCACCCCTGCTGGCAGCAGCCGCTTCCTTCTTGGCGCGAGCCTTCTCCTTCTTGATGAACGCCTCGCGCTCCGCCTGCCGTTTCTTGTCCGCGGCCTCCGCCTTGATTTCTCCACGAGGCTTGTGAGTAGCGCTGGGTGTAGGCATTTGTATAGACCCTAGAAATCTTCGTCCAGACGCAACTCCTCCCGGGCACCCGTCATTGTCCGCGAATACTCCGATACCTTCTTCTCGAAGAAATTGGTCTTGCCCTCCAGCGAGATCAGGTCCATGAAATCGAACGGATTCTGCGCACCAAAGATCTTCGGCGTGCCCAACTGGACCGCCAACCGATCCGCCACAAACTCGATATACTGCGACATCATCTTGGAGTTCATGCCAATCAAGGAGCATGAGAGCGCGTCGCAAATGAACTCCTTCTCCAGCTCCACGGCGTGCTTGATGATCTGGTGAACGGTGTCCTGGGAGACCTTGTTCTCCAGCGTGTGGAACAGGGCCACGGCGAACTGTGTGTGGAGGCCCTCGTCCCGGGAGATCAGCTCGTTCGAGAAGGTCAGTCCGGGCAGGAGACCGCGCTTCTTCAGCCAGAAGATCGAGCAGAAGGCGCCCGAGAAGAAGATGCCCTCCACGCAGGCAAAGCCCACCAGACGCGTGGCAAACGACTTGTCCGAGCCCATCCACTCCAATGCCCACTCTGCCTTCTTTTCGATGCAGGGGATGGTGTTGATGGCATTGAACAACTTGGCCTTCTCCTCCTCGTCCTTGATGTAGGTGTCGATCAGGAGGGAATAGGTCTCCGAGTGGATGCCCTCCATCGCATTCTGGAAAGAGTAGAAGAGCTTGACCACCTGCGAACTGACCTCGCCCTGGAACCGCGTCACAAGATTCTCCATGACGATTCCGTCCGACCCCGCAAAGAATGCCAGCACGCGGCCGATGAAGTGCTTCTCGGGGTCCGTCAGCTTGGCCCAGTCAGCCTGGTCCTTGGAAAAGTCAATCTCGTCGGGGGTCCAAAAGACAGCGACGCTCTGCTTATACATGCGATACAGGTGCTGCTCCGACGACTTAATCGGGAACAGAGTAAACGCCATTATATCTATACAGCGATTATCACCTAAACGAAAAGTTGTGGAGACTACATAATGAGTAGCACATCCAACGTGCAGGCGTACCTGACCTCGGTCTTTCGACCTGTCTACACCTATACCCCTGCCACCTCCAACTTCACGACACAGCTCGACATTTCCAATGTGAACACTGTGACCGCGAACACGCTGGTGGCCTTCCGCGTGGATGTGTCGGATTCCAACAGCAACGTGTTTGTTGGAACGGGTGCGGGCGTGAACTTTCTGAATCTGCAGAATTCCTCGAACAATACGGCGCTCGGATTCAACGCGGGTAGCCAGATCTCCAACTCTTACAATGTCATCACGATCGGCTACTCTGCGGGGCAGAACATCTCCAACAGCCACGACACCCTCCTCCTTGGAAACAACTTTGGCGGCAACACCAATGCGCTGGTGAATTCAATCTGGATTGATCCGCTGGGTGGTGGGGGCGCGGGTGTCTCGTCGGCCAATACAATCGCAATCGGAGCAGGCACGGGAATCGTGGGCAGTTGTAATATCTGGATCGGAACGGCGGCGGGCGCCGGGAACACGGGCTCCAACAACATCACCATCGGTCACTCGATGGTTCCAACAGGCGTTACGAACGACTACATGCAGATAGGGCGGACTTCAAACATTGTGATCGCAGCCGATCTCTCGCAGAACGGCATTTCCATTGGAAAAGGAGACGCAAGCATGATGTATCTCGACGGAAACGGTCGTGTTCCTGACTTGGTGCTGGACGTGTCGGGGACGGGACGCTTTGGCAAGGGACTCGCCCTCGGAATGGACCCGGGTCAGTTTACGCTGGACGTCAACGGAACCTTCCGTTCAGAGGACGGTTATGGATTGATCAGCTACCAGACCGATATCTCTGGAAACCCCCGCTTCAGGTCGTCTGGATTCATACAGGCAAAACAAGGTCTCTGCTCCTTGGAGGGAACGTCGGGTGCGGCAGGAACACCGTTTGTAGCCGGCGAACCTCGTCAGTTCAATGTGGCGATATGCGTGGGTGTGACGCTGATTGCGGTTGCTGACGACGCGGGTATCTTCTTCTGGTCTGGAACTGGAGCTGTTGTGACACTGAGCGGGAACAGCCTCAGTCACATCAACGTGTTATCGCCTCCGAACATTAGCAGCAGCCTGACCAACACCGTGTATACTGTATCCTTCTTTCCGCTAGCACAGCCCGGCCTCTACGCCCCTGGCACTGGTATTTAGTTTGTCCACCATCTTGCGAATCGACACCGTGGACACTCCCGATGCCGCAGAGACATCGGACAGACGACCCTTCAGTACATGTGACACCACTCCCGACACAATGGTCTTGGGTGTGTGCTCCATCTCGGGAAGACGCGTAATCACCAGGAGAATCTGGGTTCGCTCTGTCTCCGTCACATTCATCTCTGCGCAGATACGTTCGGCGATTCCAAGCTGTGTGTTCAGGACAGACGACACCTCGGACTCGAAACGAGCCAGACCCTTGCACAGGGCGCGGATGGAGACGCGGAAGAGATCCGCCACCTCCTCGTGAGTCCTCGTGGCATTATGCTGACGACAGGCCACGAACACGGAACCAGCCATCAAGGCACGGCGAGACTCTCCGCGGGTCTTGCGGGCATCCTCAATCCGCTTGAAGGTCGCGCAGGCGTCCTGAATGATTGCCTTGGGAAGTCCAATCCGACTACAGGCTGCCTGAATCGCATCGAAGATTCCCATCCACGAACGCTCGCCGTGGCTCGACAAGGACCACGATGACAGTTTACCGATCGACTTGGATTCGTCGGACTGCCCGGGGGTCCGCTTCCGCATCATCATGGATCCGTAGGATGCCTCGGGAAGGAGTTCGTTGATCACGCCACCCGTTCGGCTTGGGTTACCCTCGGTCTCTGCGTAGATGCGCCACTCGGCTGACTCGTCAATGTGGCTGCCGAGGATCGTCCCGCAGCAGCAACAGACTTTCTGTCCCTCCTCCAACTCCGTGTCAGGATGTTCACAGTTCATGAGATGTGTAAGTGTGTTGAACAAAAGTCCGTTTTCAATGTTTTCAAGAACGATACATGCTGCCCATGACAGACGGATCGTAGACTTGAGGGCGGTAGGTGGTGAGCAACGGCGGGCGGTGAGACGCGCGCTGCTGTGTCCGCAGCCACGACACCAGCAAATACTTGTCGTCATTCACGGGCCACACCAGAAACCCGGATTCCATGAGCGTCTTGGTCAGATACTCCCGGGCCTCTGACACTTGGAACAACGGATACCCAAAGACAAAGTTTGGAACCTCGAACACCACGTAAGGGGCATTGGCATTGTGAATGGCTTGAGTGCGGATCTTTGCATACAGTTGGGATAACACGGGGCGCATGGCGGACATTCGCCGTTCTCTGCGTTCTTCCTGCTCGTCCCATACATCACGGGCTTTCAGCATCCTTGCCTTGTCTACACACTATGTTCCGCTCAATTGCACTCGGTGGAGGCGGCGTGCGTGGAGGTCTCCACATTGGTGGACTCCGTGCATTGGCTGAACGACAACCCCTGGTGTTCCCCGACGGACTCTACGGATGTTCCATCGGTTCCATTCTCGCAACGGCTCTGGCATTTGGTTTCACAGTGGAGCAGCTAGAGTCAATTCTGGAGAAGGAGTTTGTGCTGTCCAACTTCATTCCACCTGTGACCCTGTCGTCGCTGATGTCGTTTCAGGCCAAGAAGGGCATGTTCTCCATGGACATGCTCGAAGAGACCATTCTTCAGGGATTCGACCGGTTCGGAATTGACTTGCGCGGAAAGGTCATTGCCGATGCGCCCCAGAAACTGTGGATCGTGGCCGCAAACCTGACACAGAAGAAGACGATGCTACTGACAGGGCAGGTTCCCGTGCTTGCTGCCATCAAGGCCTCGTGTTGTATTCCAGGCGTCTACCAGCCGCAAACCCTGTTCAACAATGTGTATCTGGATGGAGGAGTCAAGTGCGACTGCATTGTGAGCGTGGTGCCCAAGGGAACCCTGGTCTTTCATATCGGATATGCGCAGGGACCGCTATTGCCGTCTGCGCTCGAGGCCATGGAGATTGGGGAGTTCTTCCGCAATGTCTACGCCAATGTACGCGAGGGGCTGCGTCCAAAGTATCCGAATGTGTTGGATTTCGTGGAGACCAAGTTGGGTCCCTTGTCGGATGTGACGCCCGAGGAGAAGCGGTATATGCTGGATCTTGGATATGAACAGGCCTCACACTTTTTCGCCAAATTGGGATACAAGAAACTGATCGAGGGAGGCGGTGGTGACGCGCTGGGTGAAGTCGGTGATGCCGTCTGAGGACTCCACCTTGATTGTGGGGTATCCATCGACTCCGTAGGCGGTGCAGGTGGCCACGTCCTCTTCACAATTCACCGTCTTTCCGACAACCTTGGTGGTCCCGTACGTTGCCGGGAGCTGGAGTGCCTCCCATTCGGGCTTGGCCTTTTGCGAGTGACCGCACCAGTCCGTGTAGAAGAAATACAGCGTCGCATTCCCTTCGAGGGTTTCCTTCAGCGCAGGACGCAGTGTCGGCTTCCAGTAAAGATATGCCAGCACCGCAATCAAGACGAGGATGGCCGACTCAAGCCAGTACATTGTTGAAGGAGACGAGAAATTCTACGCTGCTTTTCATACCAACGACGATAGGCCTCTTCTGCAGAGACGGACTCCTTCAGCTGAGTCCACGCGATATCCGTGGTCATTCTCTCAGGCTCGTAAGGACGCGGGTTCACGGTGAACCATCGTCCTTGATAGCGTAAAACGAATTCAGGCATTAACATAGTCTCTTTGGTTAAGGGTAAATGGAAGCAATTAGCAAGGTGATTCTTGCGATTGTCCTCAATTACGGGGTCCACTACGCCTCGATGGCGGCTCATAACTCGATGTGCATGCCACATACCATGCAAGAGGTGGCTCAGTCGCTCTTCCTCACGGCGAGCCCGGCGTGCTCGACCTTGTTGGCGATCGGGCAACACACACAGAACGGATACGCGGCGGCAGTGACGACAGGGGCAGTTAATTTGGTAATGGATGGATTGAAGGTTGCAACTTAGACCCGCAGGCCGCCGCCCGGGAAGCCGACCAGGCCAGCGCCGATACCGAAGCCAGCGCCCGTGCGAGCCGAGGCCCCAACGCTCGGAGCGTAGATGTCCAGGATCGCGAACGTGGCCGTCGCGACGAGGGCGATCATGCCAACCTCCGACACCTTCAGTGTCTTCCCAGGGAACACATACGCGGCGATGGCCACGGCGAGACCCTCCAAAAAGTATTTCAAGAGGCGCATGACAAGGTCCGACATGTCAATACCAGGGGCGGCAGTGGGCTTCGGCTTAGACTCCATTTTATTCTAAGTGTGGGAAGAAATTCCTAGACGACATCCTTATGGGTCTTCCCACAGGCAACCAAATAAACGAGCGACCTAGACACTCCCAACTTCTCCGCTAGTGCGTAGTTAGACAAGTTATCGGGGTTGGTGCGAACGAGGCGCACGCCATCGTCTGTCAACTTAAGGTTGGGTTGAGAAGCTCGATTCTTACCTTTTGATGCCACAGATACGACGCGCCCGACGCATCTCTTATGTCCTTGCATTGACTTTGATATCTTTGCCTTTGTCTCGTCTGTTGCTCTACGATTTCGTTGGGCCTCGCCCATTCTCCGCTTGGTCTCCTCATTGGTCTTGTAATCATATGGTCGTCCGCGACCGCATAGGGTCTGGTTGTATCCACCCTCCCATACGTATGACTGGTATTGTTCTGCATAGTAACACTCCATATTGTCAAGCGCATCATCTGGAACTTCGCATAGAGTCTCAATCTCAAACGCATCTACGCCATACTTGTTAATGGCGTTACCCAATAGGGTTCTACCCTCCGCGCGTTTTGATTTGTAGACATGCTGTTTCCACCTTAAAAGTGGGTCATGTAAAGATCTGCCGATGTACGACTTTCCGTTCTCCTTACAGCGTATTCTATAGACGAACCCCATTGTTTATTCGTCGAGATCTTTATTTAAACTAGAAGGTATAGCACCTACTGAGTGCGAGCCAGGAACAAACGCCCACCCAGGACGAGCGCCGCAATCGTCCAGACGAACCACCACGAGACATAGTTCGACACGTAGTAAAGCACGATGTAGAAGACAATCGCGTGAAGCAACGCACTCCACACAATCCCGCTAGGGAGGGCCGGGATGACAACTCCGGGGCACAAGAGGAAGAAGACGACGGCGCACGTGTAGAGATCGTACATTGTATCCTCCAAAGGTATTTTCACACTGGAGACCCAGTTGAAGAAATGCCCACTGAGCAGCTTCCCATCCACGAGGACGACGGCAGCCGTATTGACTATCTTGATGAGGACCCCGAGATCCCGAACCAGCGCTACTGCATCATCTCGTTCCTCAGCCCGGAGAAGGTGATTCAGCAGAAGAGCGAGTTCTACTTCAAGGAGTTTATTACGTGGATGGACTACCAGTGGAAGGTGAAGGGCCTCGAGCACCTCATGGCGTTCGTCTCCAAGAAGTATTCGATCAAGGTCGACGACCTCCTGAAGGATGCGGAGGAGTTCGTCAAGGTGCGGAATGCCGAGGTGAAGGCTACGGATGTCCACGAGGAGTACCAGGTGTTCCTCCTCAAGCACGAGAAGGAGCTCCAGGAGAAGTTCGACTCGGCAGTCAACTTCCGCACGAACATCCGCGGCGTCAAGGTGCGTCGTGCGTTCCCGTCCATCGAGGAGACGCAGATGTTTGCCAAGGTTCTCCAGCGCAAGTACCCGAAGGACAATCTGTACATCGGCAAGGTCGGTTGCTGGCTGCCGTGGGACCCCTCGGAGCACCTGATGCCCGAGGTCGAGTATGCCGAGCGCGAGCTGAACGAGCTGATGCGCAAGTACAAGGAGAACGAGGTGAACAAGGAGATGTTCTTCGCCGAGCAGCGCGAGGACTCCATGAAGAAGCAGAAGGAGGAGAATGAGCGTCGTCGCAAGGCCAATGCTCTGGAGGCTGAGGCGGAGGCACAGGGACGTAGCAACGCGGCTGCGTCTCCTGCGGCTCAGCTCACCGATCTCTCGATGCCTGTCCATCCGGCAGAGGGCGTCATCCGCGAGTAATTTCGCGGAGAGATGTAAATGGGTGAGTTTGACGTAATCCTCGACTCACTAAAGCCAAAATCTGGTGGCAAACGTCGGCGTCGCGGTGGGGCCACCACTCGTCGTGGATCAGTAAGTGCAGAGACGCTCAAGACGGGCCTCGTGGCCGGAGGAGTGAACGCGGATGCCGCAGCCAAAATCGCGGACATCATTGCATCTGCGCAAAACATCCAATTGGAGAACCAAACCGCCGAGACGATTGATAAGACTCGCGCGGTGGTGAAGGCGGCAACAGAACTCACTGATTCCAGTCGCGCTCTCCTCGAGAGTAAGCTCAAGGAGGCAGTCGATACGCTGACATATGTTTATGCGAACGTCAAGTCCGCAGCACCTGGACTGGCGACTGGAGCCGTTGTTGGCGTTGGTGCCGTTGGATATGCGAGTTGGCAGAGCAAATACGTCAGAGAGGCCATGTTGATGATGATGCCAATGATCATTGACGACGTGCAGAAGTATGTGAAGGAGACGCTGTCGATGAGTACATTGTTTTCAATTGCTCTCTTCATCTTTACAATTCTCTTCGTCAACTCGATTACAAGGAATAGCAAACCACCCAAACCCCCGACTGTGGAAAAAGATGCATTGACCTTGTTTGAGGCGGATATACCAACAGAGGAACCCACAACGAAAGAACTCGATAATGCTCTCAAGGAACTCGATATGAAGGTAGCTGCAGCAGAGGCCGCGCAGGCGCTTGGAAATACACCGGTGTGGACAGGCGCCAACGCTGTGCCGCTCGCCATCAAGAACGGATCCACGGGTGGTCGTCGTCGCTCTACTTCCCGTCGTCTGCGCCGCGCTGCTTATTTACCCAGACGGACACGGCGTTCTTCTTCTGGACGGCGCCGGGGGTATAGTCGTCGGCAGCGAGGATAGCCGAGTGGAACGGCTGATTGTTCGCCCACAAACTTGAATCGCACATCCGAAATGGCGGGTGTTCTGCGGCCTTGTACCAGAACACCTGATCCTCCAACTTGTTCGAGTTCACATTGTTGCAAATGACCAAGCACTCGAAGTTCTCTGTGCATTGGTCCATGAACGTACAGAACATCTCAAAGGTTGGAAACATACCTGCGTAATTCTCGTAAATCCTACGACGATTACCTAGGATATTCTCGCGGAGAATGAAGACAAAGTCCACGTTGGTGCGGAGATTCGGCGTGATGCCGAGCGGATACTGCATGGTGATAATGGTCATCATGTCAATGTGACGGCCGTTCATAAAGACGTAGCGCGTGGACTCTTCCTTGATCCATGTCGCATCGTACAGACAGTCATCGAGAATCAGGAATGCACGGGGGTCAATGTTGGACTGGCCGCCACTTCCGTTCTTGGAGGCGTTACGCTTCTGTTTCATGGTCATTTGGCGCTTGATCACATTCATCACGATTTGGGGCGTATACTTGTCGTGAATGAACTTGGATGGAACCATGTGCTGAAAGAACTCGTTGGCCACCTCCGTGCCCGAGATCACCGTACCCACAGGGAAGTCCTGTTGGCAGTTGTAGAGGATATCGCGAACCAAGAAGGACTTGCCCGTATCCTTCTTACCGATCACCACCATCATGGGGCTCTTGCGAGAGTCAATCTCACAACGGGCCTTGATCATCCCAATGTCAAACTTCTTCAGCGAAAAGTTCATCTTGTGTTGTCCTGTGGAAAGAATGTAGGCGTTCAGACCCAGTGTTTCATTCCTTCCATCTGAAGACAATGGTGAAAGAATTAAGGACTCAGTCTCTGGATTTGAAGCTCCACCGCTATCCGAAGATAGACGGCACTGACTGGGACCTTACCCACATGCAGCCCTTCTTCCCTCCTCTGGAGACCCTGTTCAAGACGGAGAGGCTATCGAACCTGTCAGAGTATGGTATCAAGGTCCCCGAGGGGATCAAGACGGTCTTGAACGCTGGGCGCATCCACACCACACAGAATCACATGCTTGCCGTCCACCGCAAGACGACCATGGTCCTGAGCCCCTTCAAGACCATGAAGGGTGTCTATGCCACGCCGTCCCTCCCGAAGCCTGCCGAGGTGGCCAAGGAGATGGACGAGCAGACCCAGAGCCCTCACACGGCGGGGTACGTCGGTGCCTTGGCGTCTCTTGCCCTGGCAGGAACGGGATGTGCCCACTTTCCCAAGGTGTTCGGTGTCTACACCGCGGTGGCGACCAAGCATGAGGTGAATATCTCCGACGACTACGAGGACCTCTGCGATCGCCCATGGTTTGCTGACCAGATCGGCAAGACCTTTGAACTCCGTCTTCGTGAGGAGGGGGCGGAGGGCGGCTTCACGCACACGCGCGGTCGTCGTTCCGCGGTGGACCTGGAGGACGCGACGATTGACCTGGAGACCACGGACATTGATGCCGCACATGTGGAGACTCCTCACGCAGGATCGGTGATTGAAGAATACGAAATTCAGTCCAGTGAGCACAGCGAGGAGTCCGAGTCCGATGATGAAGATGTCTACGAGATTGAGTCCTGCGAATGTGATGACGATGAGGAAGAGGAGCCCGAAGATGAGAGCGGAGACGATGAGCCGTTTGCGTGGGCCACCTTCAAGGAGGTGCCGGTGATCACCACCGTTATGGAGACCTGCGAGGGAACCTTCTACGACCTGCTCAAGCTGTCGAACGACCCGGCGCATCACACCGCATGGGTTGCGCAGATTGTGGTGGCTCTTGCGCATGCCCAGCGCACCTGCGGATTTGTCCACAACGATCTCCACGGCAACAATGTCATGTTCGTCTCCACAACGGATGAGTTTCTCTATTACAACGTCGGCGGCACCTGCTATGCCATTCCCACCTACGGCAAGTTGATCAAGATCATCGACTTTGACCGTTCGGCCGTGTCCGTGAAGCTGCAGGGCATGAAGGAGCCGCGGTTGTTTCTCAGTAGTCAGTTCAAGCCCGACGAGGAGGCGGGTGGACAGTACAATTGCGAGCCGTTCTATGACCAGTCGCACCCCCGCATTGGTCTGAATCCCTCGTTTGACTTGGTGCGGTTCGCATCATCGGTTTTCTGGGACATGTTCCCGAAGGGTCCCGATGTCTCGACCGATAGCCCCCTGCGCGATGTGTTCCTGGCATGGACCACACTGCCCGATGGTTCCTCCGTGATGTTCCGTGGCAAGCGCGACAATCACGATCGCTACCACGGATTCGGGCTGTACAAGGCCATTGCGCGCTACTGCAAGGATACTGCGGTTCCTCGCAAGGAGATGTCCAAGTTCAAGCAGTTCGTGGTGCCGCGGATTCCGGCAGGGCAGCACTTTTTGCTGATTGAAGGATAATGGCGCTCTCCGAAGGATTGAAGTTCAAGTATTCGCTCTACTCGGCTCTCCTGTTCTTCTTGGTGGCCAGTCCTACCTCGTTCAGGTTGACGGCTCGTTTGTTTGGTGGCGCCGTAGCGTCGAAGGGCGGTTGCCCTACGGCGGTTGGGTTTGCTCTCCATACGTTTGTGTTTTTGGTTGCCCTGTACGGTCTCATGTCCCTGCCGCAGGATGAGAAAATGACCAACTCGCGCAAGTGGTCTCCTAGCGACTTTGAGGCCCCGCCGCCGCCGATGGGCGTGG